CTGCGTCACCATGTCGTCGGCGCTGCTCTGCCCGCCCGGTCCCTTGACGTCCGGATCGCTCTCCGTCTCGTCCTCCACGTCCACGCCGTACCGGGCCTTGATGTAGCCCTTGGTCTGCGGGATCCGCAGGATGATGTAGTCCATGTCCTCGATCCCGCTGTATACGCCGTCCTGCGGGATCACCTGCTTGGGATGCACCGCGGTCACCGCCAGCTCCCCGATGGTGTAGTGGGTCCGCTGCGTGTTGTCCCACTCCAGCAGATACACGCCGCCGCCCTGGATGGGCACGGTACGCTCCATGGCGTCGTTGATCTCCTCAAAGGGCATCCGGTCCAGCTCGTTGCGGAGCATGTCCTCGATGAGCTTTGCCTTCGCCTCGTCCTCCTGCCGCCTGGCTGTGACCTTCGGCTGGGGGATGGAGGAGCTCACCTCGCTCTCGATGATCTCCGCCACCAGGTTCCGCACGTGGGCGGCCTGTGTGGTCTTCTCATTTTTCACCAGCGCCCGCAGCTCCCGCGTCCCCTCGTAGAGCCGCTCCCGCTGATCCATTTTGGCGATCTCGGCGGCATAGGCGCTCTCGTTCTGCGTCAGCCTGTCCTGCCAGAGCTTCAGCTTTTTCCGATCCTGCTTCATGACTCCTCCTGTTTACTGCTTCGGTTTGCCCCATTTTCTGATCAGGTACTCCCGCGCCTCAGTGCCCGCGGCCCGGTAGTCCTCCCACATGCTCTCCGTCCACTCCGCCGTGCCGGCCTCCTCGATCTCCGCCGTGTATGCCTGCTGCGGCCGGATGTAGTGTGCGATGGCCAGCGCCATCACGCAGTCGTCGTGGGCGCCCTCCTCCGCCTCCGGCTTCCAGCTCTCGCTGCGCACGAAGGTGAGCATCTCCTGCAGCGTCTGCTCGTCGCACACGATGCTCATGTCCTCCCTGGTGGCCTTGATGAGCTCGGATATGATCAGCGGCCGCGTCTTCGTCCCCGTCCAGAAGCCGTAGCTGCTCATGGCCCTGTGCGTGTAATTGTCCACGCTCTCCCGCACGTACTGCTTCGGATACCGCAGCCTCTCCAGCTCCATGGTGGGATAGGTCGAAAAGTTATTCTCCAGCCCCACCAGCGCGCCGTTGTACCACATGCCCAGGCAGTACACCTGCCTTGCGTACAGATCCTCGTCGAATTGGTGGCGCAGCGTGCATACCTGCGTCCCGCTCCGGTTGTCCAGCACCTGGGCGACGAAGCTGTCGCTGCCGTCCCCGGCCGTGTCCCCGCCGATCACGTAGGGCACGTGCGCTTCCGGCTCCCGGTATACCCGGATAAAGCCGTTTTTATCGTCGCGGAATCGGATGTTTGTGATCTCCCGTCCGTCGTCGTCATACTCGAAAAAGCCGACCCGCACCGGCTGCACGTGGTCCTCCAGCCGTGCCATCACGGCCTTTGCGTTGAATACGCTCTTGCCCGTGGTGCCCCACATCCCCAGGCAGTACACCTGGTAGTAGTATTCGTCCGTTTCCCGGAAGCCCTCCAGCGTCCGCACGGCCTCCGGATCCAGGAAACGGTTGTCCTTGTATGTGCTCTCGTGGATCCTCGTCCGCCGGCGCATCTCCGCCAGCCGCTCCGGATCCCGGATCTCCATATCGAAAAAGCGGCGCTTGATCCAGTGCAGGGCGCTGACCGGGTTAAAGCTCAGGATGATCTGCTTGTAAAATTTTGTCTCACCGCGCAGGCGGATATCGAGCTGATCAAAGTCCCGTTCCTCCAGCTCCGTGGCCTCCTCGATCCATATCCCCGTGATGTTGTAGATGGACTTGAGTTTCTCCACGTCGTCCAAGCCCGAGAAGATGATCTCGCTCCCGTTGCGGAAACGCATGTACATGTCGCCGCTCTGCCCGGCGGGGATCCGCTCGATCTCCGCCTCGTAGTATTCGTGGGCCTGTTCCCGGAGCTGTTTGAAGCAGCTCTCCCGCAGCGTCCTGCCCACCTTCCGGCATACCAGCAGCCGGTGCCCCGGCTCGCTGGTCGCCCGCTCCAGGATCTTCCGCCCCGCGAAAATGCTCTTCCCGCTGCCGCCTCCGCCCTTGAGCACCAGGTACCGGTGCTGATCCGCATACAGCGGCAGGAACCGCTCATTGGTGGTGTCCTTCAGCCCCTGCCACCATCGGGCGATATTGTAGGCTTTATCGATCTCCGCTCTGGTCATCTCGTCGTCGCGGACTGCGTATCGCGCGTTTCCGCCAGGCATGGCGAAACCTTGCTCACTTCGTCGCTCCTCCTCTCCGTCCGCGGCCCGCTTCTCTGGGCCCGCGTCCGGTTTTTGCTTCGCCGCTCTCCCCAGGGGGTTCCAAGGGGGCCCGCAGGCCCCTCTTGGCCGCCGTGTGGAGGGGTTTCTCAAGGGGAACCGCATGCGGGAGCGGTGCCCCTTGAGCGGCGCTTCTCTTTCGCCGCTTTCTCTTTCGCCGCGGAAAGAGAAAGCGTGCTTATTCCCATCGCCGGGAAAGTATGCCGCCGGAGGCTCTGCCGCGAAAAGAGAAAGCGTGCTCTTTTCCGACGCGGGAAAAGTCAGTTCCCGGCAGGCTCCTCCGCCCCGGCTGCTATCTCCGCCTGCATCTCCGCGATGTATCTCAGCTTCTCCTCGATGCTCATGCTCTCGGCCGCCATGGCCTTCCGCGTCTCCCGGCCAAGCTCCGTTTCCACCTTCTGGCGCCATCCGTAATTGTTCTGCAGGTTGAATATCACGCCGCGCACGTTTTTCTCCCGCGTCAGCAGCTCGATCTCCAGGTATTCCTCCATCCGGTCCCGCGCCATCTGTACGGCCGGCTGCAGCTCCGGGTACTGCTTCTCGTCCTGGTAATTGACCCAGGTGTGCCGGTCGATGCCCAGATACCGGCACAGCCCGCTCACCGTGGGCGGGATCACGTAGCTGATCACCTGCACCGTGTCGCCCAGATCATTGAAAATCACGGCGCCGGACTCCGTCATGGCGGCATGGGACATGGAGATGCTTTTGAAATACCGCTCCACCTCCCGGCGCAGCGTTTTTCCTGTATATTTCCGTTTCCGGCCCATGTTCTCACCGCCCGCTTCAATGTACCCGCGCACGCGCGCCCGCGTTGTCGTGGGGAAAAATCCGCGCGTCAGGCCCCCGCCTGCCATCCAAAGGACACGCCATCCCTGCCCATAAAAAAGGCGCCTGGGATCCCTCCCGGCGCTCTTTCCATGATGCCATCATGCCACAGCTTTGTGCTTCTATTCCGCCAACATCGTCCTTGCAACCTCCATATCCTTCGCTTCCGCCAGGCGTGGCGAAAGCTCACTCATTCCGGTGCTCGTCCTTCGTCGGCACAAGCTCCGTATCCCTCGCTTCCCCGCAGGCGGGAAAGCTCATTCACTCCGCTGCGCCTCCTCTCCCCGCTCGGCCCGTTTCACTGGGGCCGGCGGGGGTCCCATTTTACAAACGCTTCGCTGGTTTGCCTCGGGGTTGCTTCGCCCCCCGGTCTGCTCGGGGGAGTCCAGAGGGGTACTCCCCTCTGTGCCGGTCCGGAAGGGAGTCCAGGGGGAAACCCAATCGGAAGGGTTTCCCCTTGGCGATCCTTTGCATACTTTCCCATCGCCGGGAAAGTATGCCGCCGGAGGCTCTGCCGCGAAAAGAGAAAGCGTGCTTATCTCCATCGCCGGGAAAGTATGCCCCGCAGGGATCGCCTCGGAAAGAGAAAAGAAAAGACACCGCCCCGTCTGGGGCGGCGCTTTTAATCCATCAGGCCCATGTGGCTGGCCGCCAGCCGCACGAATTCACTGTGCCATCGCTGGGCGGTGCGCTCGCTCACGTGGCACTGCACGGCCGCGCCCGGCAGCGTATACCGTCTGCCTCCCAGGTACATGCACCGGATCAGCCGCACGCGCCAGCGCCCGTCCGGCAGCCTCTTCGTCTCAGCCACCGCACGGTTTACCGCGTCATATTCCCTTCGCTCCCGGCCTGTGAGCGTCTGCAGAGCGGCTCGCTCCGTGGGCCTCTCTCCGCCCGGTCCCGCCGTCTGCATCAGCTCCCGCAGCAGCTTATCCTTCCGCGGCTGGTCCCGGATCGCCCGGCGAACGTATACCCACCAGATCTCACTCACGCTGCCGTCCCGCCTCCCTCCGCAGGATGTACCGGATGTAGATCCCCCGATTCACCAGGTTCCGCTCCGCAGAGCACATCACGCACCGGTATCCCGGATACTGCTCCTCCAGCTTCCGTGCCGCGCTGTGCTCCTCGATCTCGTCCGCCAGCTCCCGCACGTCCTCGGCGGAGAGGCGCCCGTCGTATTGGAGCGGCTCCGGCATCTCCAGGTTTCGCGATCCGCTCCATCGCCTGTATGTAATCCGCTGGCCCCGCTTCCGGCTTTTAGTGATGTACTTCGCCAGGGCCCCCAGCCCGTCCTCCTCCGGCTGCAGCCGGTCCGCATTGGCTCTCCCCTTGCCCCACAGCCGCTCCAGCTCGTCCCGGTCCACGCCTCCTGTGAGGACCACGTGGTGATGGATCCGCCCCGTCGTCTCCCCGATCTCCGTCGTGTACACGTACTTCATCTCGATCCCCGCCTTCTTGTATCTGCGCTTTGCCCGGCGCAGGAAATTCTGTACGTCCCTCCTGGCCTGCTCCGCCGTTTCCGGCAGCATTCCCTCCCGGTATGTGAGATGCACCGCCAGATCCTCGTCGCAGAAATTCAGGTTCAGGATCCGCGCCAGCTTCCGCTCGGCGTTCCGCTGATTCAGCCGCTCCTGGATCGCGGACGTAGGCCGGCACCGCTTGCGCCTCTGCCCCGGCGCCTGATATACCGGATAGATGTCTCCCTCAATGATATCCCCGGTGACGTATACCGTCTCCCGTTGAAATGTCCGTCCCGTGTATTTCCTCATGATCTCCCCTCGTCTCCCTGTCTGTCATCCTGAGCGCCGCCCCATCGTCCCCCGCGCGAGCCCAGCAAGGCGGGTCGCGCGGGGAAAGGAGGAGCAGCGGAGTGAATGAGTTTTCGCCACGCCTGGCGGAAACGAATGATATGGAGCTTGCTCCGACGCAGTCGAAGGATCTTCCCCCGCTCCTCCGCCCAGGCTCCCCTCGCCCCTGCCCGGTCGCTAAGTTAAGATTCGTTACAAGCCCGAATTCGCGCGCGCACGCGCGGATTATATATGTATCGTTATCAGGATCCCGCACCGAGCCCGGATCCGCTCCGGCCCCGGTGCCGCACTCTGATCTTTGCTTCGCCCCCCGGCCCGCTTGGGGGAGTCCAGAGGGGCGCTCCCCTCTGTGCCGGTCAGGATGGGATCCCTAAGGGAAACCCAATCGGAAGGGTTTCCCTTAGGCAGCGTCTCTTTGGTACTTTCTCTCCGCTGCGGGAGAGAAAGTATGCCCCGCAGGGATCGCCGTCGCATCATGCATCTTCCCCGCAATGATGCGCTTTTCGTGGACACCACGCCGGCACCAGCGCCTCCGGCATCTGCGGCCGGTATCCCGCCGGCGTCACCAGCACGGTGGCCCCGCGCCAGTGCTCCTCCGTCTCCGGACAAAAGCACCGCACCGCGATCTTCCCCCGCGCCCATGCCTCTGCCCGCCCATACTCGCACTCAGCGCAGGTCACTCCTCCTCCGTGGTCACGATCGTTAAGATGATGTTCGCCAGCATATACCACGCCATCTCCCCCTCCCACTGCGCTTCAAACGCATCGTCCAGGAGCTTTTTAATGAGCTTGACCTTCGTTTTGTCATTCAACTTGTTTTCCCTCCTTCCTCCTCCGAAACTGCCCCGCATTGGGGCACGTGCTCCAATGCGAGATGTAGCCGACGCCCGTTGCCTTCTGCGGATCCCCGGAAAACTCGCAGCTGAGGACTTCGCCGTTCGGCGCGACCACCTTCCCCTTCGCCTTTTCCTTTGCCCAGTAGGTGACCAGCTCCGGATCGCAGGGCATCTTCCCGATCCAGATGATCTCCGCGCCGCAGCCTTTACACGTCGCCATCGTTTTTCTCCTCTCTCCTTTCTCCCCGGCTGCAATAGTCGTCCGGTTCGAGCGCCTGCTCCAAAATCTCATCAGCGAATACCTCGCAGTAGTTCCGATTGCCGAACCTCCCGAAGTGTTTGCACTCCCGGCACCGCACGATACTCTGACCCGCCGCCTGGATTTTCTCCGCGCCCCGAAGGACATCCCTCAGCGGCACGTAAATAACGCCGTCCCGCTCGATCGCGTCGGTATACCTGATGTGTTTCAGCGCCGCCCGCTCGACGTTTTCAGCCATCCAGCTCGCCCTCCTCTGCCGGGATGATGGTGGGCATCTCATCAATTGCGTTCATTGCCCCGGCCATGCCGGCATCTGACAAATGCTCGAAAAAGTAATCTTCGCAAGCATCCGCATCGATGACCCTCCCATGCGGCGGGAGTTCCTCCACCGGGTAGACCTTGATTTCCTTGTCGGAGAAGGAATACTGCGTCTCCACCACCAGGACAAATTTCACGTCTCGCTCGGTAAAAAGAGCCTTGTGCGGCCGTCCGTCCAGTTTCATGCCATGGATGTAAATCCCCATGTTTATTCCTCCTCCGGCTCTTCTCGCCGCTCAAACTCGATCACCCACACCCACGGATTCGCGTCCCAGGAGCATGTGCGCAGGTTTTCTGGTTTGATTGTGCTGTCCCACAGGACCTTGAATTGTTCTTCCAGTTTTTCCTCAAACTGGTTATACGGCAGTCCCTCTTTCAGGAAATCGAAATAGGACATATTCTGCAGCCGCTCTACCTGAACATCCGTCACTTGCAGGAATATCCGTGCAGCCTCCTTCGGCATGTGGATCGACGGCCGCCACCCTCCCGGATTCTTCATCCCCGGCTTTTGGTCCGCCCTGTAAATGTACTGGCCGCAAAGCGTGTTCCAGGTTTCCCGCACCCAGAGCAGCTCGCCAGCAAAATAAGGGGGCGTAACCGGCTGCTCATATTCAATTGCGAGAGCTGTCACAGCCTTGCATACCCGTCTTGTCACGGTTTTCCGCCCGTCCAGGATCGCCCGTACCATTTCGGTGTTAAATAAAATCGGCTTCATCCCCGTTCACCCCACGACCCACACTTCCCGCGCCCGGCGTCCGTACTCCCAGCAAGCCGCCTCGGAGTCTAAATAGATGTCAACGTCGTACCAACCGGCCATCCCGCCCCGGTCGGCCACCGTCAGGTAGCCCCAGCCGTCCACGTAGATCACCGTGCCGAAGGGCAAGCCGTTGACCGCGCACAATCCCTCGTAGGGATATTCGCCGTTGGCGCACGGATTTCCCGTCCATGTGTAGGCTGTGATGTCCCACACGCCCAGCGACTTCCAGCCAGCTCTTCCATCTTCCGGCTCCTTCGGCGCGATGTACTCCCGCAGCTTCGCCAGCACGGCCTTGCTGTTGTCCGCGCCGCCGAAGAAATCCGTGGTTTCATATTCCATGCCCAGATCCCGGATCTTCGCGTTGCGCTGCCCCTCATAGACAGCGCCAAGTGCCATGGCGTATTCGCCGCCGTCCTCCGCGGCTTTGACCATCTCGGCCATATAGTCCACGCTCGGATCGTACCCGCTCACCGGCGGCACCCACGCCGCCCCGGCGGGCCCCGCCAGCGCCACCGCAAGCCAGATCACCACAGCGCACATGATGATGATCACCAGCGCGTAGAGTACGTTCTTTTTCATGGAGTCTCCCCTCCCTCCAGCTTTTGCCGCAGGGGGCACCATTTGGGCGTCAGCCCCGTCCAGGTGGCCAGCTCCCCCAGCTTTCGGAGCTTCCCCTCCAGGCGGCAGTAGACGCTGTACTTTTGCATCTTCTTCTCGGTGGCGGCGTCCCGCTCGCCGTCCTCGCCTCGATGCACATACAGCATAGGACACGTGGGCTCCCCCACTGTCGTCCCGCACACGTGCGTCACGGCCCATTTCGCGTCATGCGCCATGCCTCACACCCCCTCCGCGGCGTCCTGCGCGTCCCGCAGCCGCCAGAATTCCAGCTCCGTGCCGTCCGGCCGCAGAAGGAAGTAGCTGGTGTGCATCCAGCTCCCGCTCCTGTTGGCGTGCGGCACAGCCCTCTTCCGGCTCTCGATGGCGCAGGGGCAGCCCTCCGCCTCATACCGGATCACGCTGCCGCCGTAGCTGTCACGGCACAGCGC